CCCCTGTAGTAGGAGTTGCAAAAGTTACCGCTCCAGAACCATCAGTTGTTAAAACTTGGTTAGCTGATCCGTCTGATGTTGGAAGTGTATATGCTCCGTTTACATTAACAGTACCTGTTGTTTGTACACCAGCAGATGTTGTTTCTAATTTCTTAGAGTTGTCATGGTAAAGTTCGACAGCACCATTATTATTGCAATCAATGTGTGTTTCATTCCTTGCACCATTAGTAATTTGAACATCGTTTCCAGCAAGAACTAAATTTCCAGAGCCAGCATCTCTAACAATACTTCCTTCAGACGGATCATGATATATTTGTAAATCTGAACCTGCTCCAAAGATAGCTTTGTCATTATCTCCAAAATTAATATCAGCAGTGGTTGTTAATCCTGCAAAAGTAGGACTAGCTGAAGTAGCCACACTTTGGCCAATAGCTATGTCGTCAGCGTTAACTGTAATACCAGTTCCTGCGCCAATATTTAAAGTTGCAGCACCAGAAGTTGCACCACCTGTTAGACCAGATCCTGCTACAACAGATGTAATATCTCCAACTGGAACTGTTGCTACTTGTGTATCTACGTATGATTTAATTGATTGCTGTGTTGCTAAGTGACTGGCACTGTCAGATGCCATGTTATCTTCATCTTTAATTGAAGTCCCACTTATTGTGCTATTTAATACTGCACTTGTTAAAGTTTTGTTTGTTAATATTGATGTTGAACTATTTGTGACTAAAACAGAATTACCACCACTGCTTGGCAGTGTTAAAGTGTTAGTTGCAGATTCTGAGTGTGGTGCACCAATAAGTGTCTGTGCGTGAGCATTACTAGCCTCACAATAAAATTTAATCTGGGATACGGCACCGCCATCATTTTTAAGATCAATAAGACCACCTTCAATAAATAAATCATGTGGTAAAGTTACATGATTATTTGCGTCTTCAATAACTGCTTTAGATGCAGGAAGAGTACAAAATACATCTTTAGTTCCCGCAGAAAAGTTTACTGCAGAGTCACTATTTGATGATGATAAAATTGTATCTCTAGATAAAGTATCGGTTCCAGCATCAGTTACCGTACCTAGGCCTACTTCAAACTCACCATTCTCATTTACTATTGAATAGTAAGTTGTATTAGAATTACCAATACCTGCAACGAATGTTTCAAAACCTACTACTGCGCCTGCAAGAGAAAGAGTACCTGTACCGGTGGTAGTCGAAGTCTCTTTGACTCTGTCGTTTACAACCAATGCCATTTATTTCTCCTTAACCAGAGATTCTTAATATAGCTGCTGCCGTAGTAAATGCTGGAAACTTAACTGTAAAAGTTCCTGATGTAGCTGTTTTATCTCCTCCAAAATCTAAAATTGCAACTGCTGCATTAGTAACTGCAGAAGATGTATTGTAGATCATTGCACCTCTAGCTGTCAACGTAACACCCGTAAACGATAAATCTGCAAAATCAACAATTGCAACACCTGAAGCGATTGAAGTATTTTGACCTGTTAATTTATCTCCACCAGAAGCGTATGTACCTGTGTTCGCAACTTCACCAGAAGTTGTGAATGCAGTAGTTGATGAGTTTAGAGTTGCGGAGTTAGTATAAAGAGCTAATTTAAAAACATCACCACCAGATGATTTAAAACTTGCATCACCTTCTAGTAATTGTTTTTTAAAAGCATTTGCGATTGCCTGTGTTATAGCCATAGTATATCTCCTTACTGTTTTCCTATTCGAGGAACACCTGCCTGGTATTCATCTCGTCTTCGTCTTCCCATTTGTTCAATTGAGAAGCCTTCAACCACTTGTTTATACTTTTGTTCGTATAATTGCAAGAGATCTTGTGGGCCTTTTAAAAATCCATAGGCCTCGATTAGGCATGCATACAGAAGTCCATTGGGAAAATTTTGACTTATATATGTTGTAGTATTTGTACTTGATAAACTTTCATCTTTCAAGATATAATTTAATTGAATTGTGTAAGTAGCATCAGGTGTAGGAGCCACTACAATATTTTGTTCGTCCCATAAACTATAGTATTTAGGTACTCCGGTAGCTTCCGTAGGATTAAATTCTGACATAAAACTTGTATCTCTATATTGTAAAAAATCTCTATTGTTTGGTTGAGAACTTCCTTTTGAATCAACAATTTGTGCGGATCTAACAACTAATAAACCTGCAGGTCTACCAATAAATCTATCGTTAACAATTAAATTAGCTGTATCATATCTTCTATTATTATCAGAATCCACTTCTCTAAGGATTCTAAATTCTGCATTTTCTATAAATCCATTACAAATAGTATCAGTTAAAACATTACTAGATACTTCTGTATAATCTCTAATTTTTTGCAATAATTCTGTGTATGTCATGATCTATCATTAACAGGTCCAGTTAAACATTGAAACCCGCCTCCCGTTTCTGTGCTACTTGCAGCACTAATTAAATTAAAAGTAAAACTGTTAAATTCTGTAACAGTTGAAGGTTGTCCCGCTTGTGTTACTACTGTTGGAACCATCGTTACTGCGTAAGCACCGTAAACTTTTGCTCCACTTGAGTGTGCACCTGCGGGTGTGTTTTTGGGAGTCTGTCCTCTGAAAGGAGCAGCTGTTCCTCGAACACAATTCGATAAAACATTTGTTGAATTACCATTGTAATAAATAGTTTCAGTTTCGTATAATCCAGATGTTTCATTTATTTTTTCAATTGCAATATATCCTTGACTAGGAAAAGCAGAAGAGTCTGTTAAAGTAATAGAAGTATCTGTTGCTGTAATATTTCCGTTTAAAGTAGTTTCTAATTGTAATGTAGAAATTGCCACTCCCCCTACAGGACTTTTAACATCATAGAATCTTATAAAGTCTCCATTTTGATAACCACTAAAAGGAAAGCTAACAGAAACTTGAGTTGAAGAATTAGTCATAGTAAATGGATTGATTGGTAAAAAATCTGTAGTTGGAAATTCTGTTCTTGCCGGTCTTGGATGTGGTAATCCTTGTGGATCTGCAGTGTATGGTTTAGGTTCTAATTGTGGCTGCTTTGGTTCATATTCAGAAGTATGAACTCTTGCACCATTCCATTCCCTAACCATTTCTCTATAAGGGTATGCTAGACCTGATCGATCTGAAATAAATAATGCGTATCTTCCTTTTGATAAATTTCCCATAGTTATATACTCGGATAGTAAGTTTTAGGTGAAATGTAAACACTAGCGGAAGAACCATCTTCTTCTAGAGCTCTAGCCAATTCATCTTCATAAATTAATTTTGTTTCTTGTATTCTTGGTTGTGCATACTTCATAGATAAGTAATAAGTTAAACCCGCAACCATGCAAGGTACAAATCTATAAGGTACATCTGTTGCATTAGTGTAAGCACCTGCATCTTGAATTCTTTTTTCATAATAAAAATTAATAACATCTCCATTTTGAGAAGCACCTGGCGTTAAATAAACGGTTATTAAAATGTGATCAACAAATCTTTGAACAAAATATTGTGAGGGTTGTCCTGTAGCTGTTTTATTAGACAATGCCTGATATTGAGATCTATTTATTTTTTCTAAAGGTGAATCTACATTAGAGTTATTTCTATATGAACACTCTAAAATTTCTGTAGCTTGATTTACAAAATTAGTAACTGTATCACCGCTTGAGTGAGTAGCTGCAGTGGTTCCATTAACTCCACGTGTTACTCCAGTGAGCTCTAAATCACTAAATCCAGTGTAAGAAATATTTTCAGATCCTACGTTGATAGTGCCTGTAGTTGGCATGTTGGTTATAGAAGCTAATGTAATTCCTGTAGTAGCTGTTGTAGAAGTAATAGCTGCTGACAATGTAGATGTTACTCCGTTAGAATTACCGTCGGATGTTGATCTAAAAATTTTATATTCGTTCTGACCGTTTGCTAAAGTAATATTAGTGTTTGCCACTTCCCAAAAATGAAGACCTCTATTGCCCCACTCCTGAAACATTATGTTTAACGATCTTCGAGCAGTTTTTAAATTATAACCACTCATGTCAAATTGACCAAGTCTGTTGTAAGACTCTTCAATTATCTCGTCGATCGAAAACGTTTTGTCAAACGTTGTAGTGCCAGAAGTGGTATTAGCCATTTAATTACCCCGCTGTTAAACCTGGTCCTGAATATTTGTCCGTCAATAATGTGTAAGCTGCAATATTAGTTTTAGTTTTACAAAAAATTCCTTTTGGAAACAAAATTCCTTCTTCAGGAAATGAAAAATTAATTACATCTCCAGTTGGAACATCACCAATAAACAAAGTGGATCCAGAATTAGAGGTTGTTGTTAGTTCTAAAACACCAGCTCCACCACCATCGGAAGAAATTATAATACCTCTTAGTCTAATAGGCTGACTAATGATTGCACTAGCTCCAGCTGCTGCGGTCGATCTTGTTGCTTGTATATCTCCATTACTTGCCATATTTAATCTCCTTAAAATTTATGTGGGGCCTAAGCCCCACACTAATTATTTATTAACTTAAATTAGTATTTTGTTGATACAAAATAGTAATTCTAACTTCACCAGCACTTGTAGCTGCAGAGTTAGTTACGTTAAGTCTTTGGTCAGTAGTTCCGATATCTTCCCAAGCTAAAGCTCCACCTGCTTGAGTCGTAGGGTATTTTCTACCAACAGTAGTTCCAATTGCAAATGTGTTAACAAGAGCAGTAGCTGCTCCTCCAACAAAACCAACACTAATGTTAGTAGCACCTGATGCTGCTGTAATACTATCAAAAACACAATCAATGATTTGTGAGTTTGCTGGAATGATTACATTTGTTGCTGATGCAGCAAGTGCTCCTCCAGATAAGTCAACTGCAAAAGTTTGTGCCATTACAACTTGACCAGTATTTTTCATGTCTTTACCAACAGTTGTACCTGTAGTATTTGAAATCGTTCCCGCTTTTATCGGTCCCGAAAATGTAGTTGATGCCATAATTATATCCTCCTAGTTTCCGAACATAGTCTCTAGGCCGTCGACTATACGCGTCTATGTTCTAATTAATTGTATAGTGTATTTTTTATATACTAGTTTTTAGTAGAGTGCAAGAGAGCCTGTAGTGTGGAGTGGATTTATCCAACGATGTAGCTTTTTTATTAAGTAGCTACAGAAACTTGTGGAGCAACACCTTCTGCAGTGTTTTGTCTATGGGCAATTTCAGCTTCTTCAAGCTTAATGTCAGTGATGATCTGTTTAACTTTGTCATCAATTCTGACCATTTCAAGAGTATATTTACCATTAGATAAATGCTCTTGTTCCCACTTCAACTCCAAGGACCTTTTTCGTTTGTATAGGTCTTGTATCATTTATAACCTCTTCAAAAGTTATTCTATTTATCTTAGAATCATAGTTGTTTCCAAGATCTTCCCATTTTATACTATTTTCTCCTAGCTTGTCAAGTATAGCTAGTTCTACAGCTTTTGCATTATCTTCAGCTAATATTTCAAATTCAGCATGGTGATTGTATGCAAAAATATTAATGAGAAGTTGTTTCATAGGTTTTTCTTTCTTATTTCTTAAATGAGGCGGGATTGTGTCCCGCCTCAAAATTATCTATTAACTGATTCCAGGAGAACCAAAAATTCCTCTAAAGTCAGAAACACCAAATTGGTATCTTTCTCTAGCTTTGAATCTTAAGTTTCCAGTATCGAAGTCACCTTCCATAGCTGTTTTGATTGGTGTTCTAACGAAATGTTTCATTCCGTTTGGAACATCAGTGATAAGGAAGAACGCATTAGGATCAGTTAAGAAATTGTTCACTCTGTAACCTTGAGGAACCATTCCCATTGATCTGATTGCGTTGATATCATTATCAGCAGTTTGAGTTCTGCCTTCTGATTTCATCAATCTCTCAGCTTGAAATTGTAGCGCAGAAGGAACAATCATTTTTGTTGCTTTCGCTGCAATTTTTAAACCTCTTTCATCAGTAAACGCTGCAATGTCAATAAGAGATTGCTCTAATGAAGTTTCGTTTAAGTCAGCCGCTGTAGTTAAAGTATTTGACGTAGTACCAGCAATTGTTGGGTGAGCTGTGCTAAATAAATTAACACCATCTCCAGAAGTGAAACCACCTCCGAAACCATTAACCAAAGGGTTAACAGATTTAACTTGCTTAGTATTAGCCATACTTCTAGCTAACGCTTTTGTATATCTGCTTGACAGTCTGTCATACAGGTTATCTTCCACCGCTTCCTCAGTAATTGCGAAGGCAAGAGCCACAGTTTCCATAGTGTATCTTGCAGTGTAAGTTTCTTGAGCATTGTCAAAAACTACACCTGAACCTTCAGGTTTTACTTGAGCATTAGCGAAACCAGATAACATAACTTCTTCTTCAAAAGCTCTGTCTGATGTTTCTGTTGCATATATCTCAGCATGTTGGTTTTCGTAACGTTTATATTCCAAGCCGAACAGTGCGTTCAAACCTGGCTCTAGTTCTTTAACTAGTTGTCCTCGTGATATAGCCATAATTTAATCTCCTATTCTGCTATTATACGCCAGCTGCTGTTTTCAAGAAGTGTTCATTGATCATTACAACAAAGTTTACGTGCGATGCACCTAAATCATTATTCTTAATGTCTTTTGAAACTCCAACCACTCTTAATTGAGCTGTACTAGCTGTTCCAGTAGAATCATCTAGTTCAACACCTGAAAGGTGATCATGAGAACTTCCTGCTGCATAAGTTAAGTCGTAGTTTAAAAATACGTCTGTTTGTGCAGAAGCTGTCGTGTTGTCTGATTGAATCTCAAATCTCTCGTAAGGATCTGAAGATACAAAGCCTACGATATCTGTAGCAGTATTAGATGCTAACAGATGGTTCGCAAACGTTGGTTTACTTGTATTCGCGTCAGTAAAGAAAACCCCATTTAGAGCTCCTAGTAAAGAATCACCTGCGCCTGCTACACCGATAGTTCCAGTATTTAATGCTTTTACTGGATCTTGACCGAATATAGCTGTAGCTGATGCTGCAATACTAAATTCTGCTAAACCTTGGTTATCTCTATTTTGACCGATTTTTCCAATTGCTCTTAAGCCGAAAGGACTATCTTGGTTTGCCATAGTTTTTCTCCATTGTTTAATTTAATTGATGTAACTAGAAATTGTTAAAAAACTTATTTCTTCGTACCACCAAAAGTTACACGAGTATTTCTATCAACACTGATAGGCATACTTGGATGCTCTTCCTTTAGTAGATCGTTATCAAAGGCATTTTCGTTATCCTGCGCTTGTTTACGATAGTAATCAGCGTATTGTTTTGCGATCTCTACAGATACTCTAGCGAGCACTAGGCCACCTTGACCGATCACTCCCTTGTATTTACCGTCTTGTACTACAGCATAGTCCGTTTCATTGTATTCATCCGCTCTTACTAGTTCAAAGCCAGATCTTATTCTGCTCTGTACATTTTTAGAATCGTCGAATCCCATTGACTCAGCTCTAAGCCATCTGTGTACAAATCCTGCCGGTGCAGGGGGTGCATCTAATAAAGATGGTGGAGCCCAGACTTTTGGTCGAGATGTCTTTTCTCTAGTCTGACTCGCACGAGAAGTTTTTTTATCGTCTATATTTTCCATGCTTATACTCCTTCCGTGATTTTTAATTGTTCCGCATAGTCTTTAAGTGGCACACCTAATTTTTTAGCAATTGCTACCTGTGAGGGTGTGAGTTTCACAACTTTGCGACCAGAAGACCTGTTAGCTCGCGTAGCCGAAGCTACAGTTTGAGTAGGTCTAGTCGATTCCTGAGTAACATTAGTATCAAACTTGTGCGGAAATTCAAGTCTTATTCTTCTATCTACCTCTGAATAATATTCTTCAGCTTCGGTATTAGGATCATATCCTTCAATTTCAGTCAACTGTCTATGTATTACTTTTGCTCCCTCAGTCATTATAGGGTCTTTGTTGAACCATTCGTTTTTTCTAGCCCAATCTCTTGCTCTAGAATCAACTTGTCTTGGTACATCCACTTCTTGTTGTTGAGGTTGTTGAGGTACTGGAGTTTCAATTTTCTGTTCAGCCTGTCTAGCTTTTAAATCTGCAAGTCTTGCTTCTTCATAGCCTAGTCTTGAAATTTCTGCAGTTGCAGCAACTTCAGCTTTAAGATCAGTTTCTTCTCTAGCTTTTGCAAGTTTTGCAACAGCCGCTTCCATACCTGATTTAATTCTATTCTCTTTTTCAGATACAAATCCCGTATCTAATTTTGCGAGTCTAGAACTTAACGCTTCTTTTTCAGCTAAAACACTTTTTGCATAAATCGTAGCTGCTTCTTCTCTTCGCTCTGACTCACGCATTTTTTTA